CTATCACAGATACATGAGCCCATGATTTTTCATCGCCCGGAACATCGGGCATTCTGTCAGCAGTTCTTACCCACTGATTTCCCAGCTCAACCGTGGGAGCTTCGCTCGCAATGTCAGCCATTTCCATCACCACCTTTCGCCTGACGCTTGAACTCGGAGGCATCAACGACAATGCTGTCGGTACGGCTGTAAATGGTATCGGCAAGTGCCTTTCCGTTGGGGCCAAGCATAGACTCAAGCGCATTGACGGCAACCTTCATGGCGACAATAACGAACGGCAAGTCGTCAAACGGATAGCTCTGGGCAAACTCAAGAGCACCATTGACCATTTCGGCAAGAACGCGACCAATGATGTCGTGTGCCTAATCGCTTTTGCCAGCCATAATTGCAAACTGCGCCTGCGTGTTGTAGGGAACTTTCTTCTTGTTCATAGTCTCAAACCTCCATCAAAGATACTGTGCCATGCGTTCCTCGAATCTGTCACGGTAGCCATTGCACAGGTGAATCAGCCATTCGGACGAGAGTGCGAAAAACAGATGCCCGATGATAGCTTCGTATGCGGCGGATGACACGACCAAATCATGGTGGATGCAGTAGGCGGTCCAGAGGGCATAGAGCTGCTGCCTATTCTTCTCGCAGGTCGGGTCGTTGTCCTTCGTGAATGCTACGATGGCGCAGTATTCGGCGTTTTCATCCATTCAGATCACCTCCAATCTTGTAGGTCTTGCTCTGCTCCTTGCCGGTTCCTTTTCGGTATTCGGCAATCCAGACGGTCTTCCCGCTCCTGTAATGCCGGAAGTGACCGCGAACGGTGAAGGAGCAGCTTGGGCTTGCGTGGTGGCCTTTGGGAGCCACAGAAAGCCGCTTTCCAGACGAGTGAAGGATGTAAGTGGTGCCGACAGGATTCCACCTTGTAGAGCGTTTGTGGCCGATGTGAGTTTTCGGCTCATGCTCCGCTTCGGTGGTGGCAGGTGTTTCAGATGCGCCGTAGGCCATCAGAGCCATCAAGGAGCCGTACACGGTCAAAGCACCCTGTTCGGTTTCGGCAGGGTTGCAGTCAGAAGAGAGCGTACTCACTTTCTTCTTCCACAGGCCGTT